TGGTGCTGTTGGTATCCCCGCAAAAATAGGATTATTGAGGTCAGCTTTTAAGTTGAAAGAAGCATCAGTAGCGGTTTTATTACTAGAAATATCGTCGGCATTCGTTTGTTCCGCAGTTTTTGCCCGGCTAACTTCAGCTTTCAAATTAGTGGAAACATCTTGGACCAAGTCAGTAATAAATTCATTAGAAGTGTTGCCATTTGAAACCATAGCATTCGCAAGTTTTCCCAATGTATTTAAATTTTCTGCTGCTCCATCAATAATTTCATCCATTCTTGTCTGTACGAATTCTGTAGTAGCAAGTTGTGTTGAATCGTTAGTGCTAACCGCAGTTGGTGCGGTTGGTGTCCCAGTAAAAATAGGGTCACTGAGGTTAGCTTTCAAATTGAGTGAAGCGTCAGCATACTCCAAATCGGCTTTCAAATTGAAGGAAGCATCAGTAGCAGCCAAATCGGCTTTCAAATTAAATGAAGCATCAGTAGCAGCCAAATTTGCCTTCAAATTAAATGAAGCATCGGTAGCAGCCAAATCGGCTTTCAAATTAAATGAAGCATCGGTAGCAGCCAAATCGGCTTTCAAATTAAATGAAGCATCAGTAGCAGCCAAATCGGCTTTCAAATTAAATGAAGCATCGGTAGCAGCCAAATCGGCTTTCAAATTAAATGAAGCATCGGTAGCAGCCAAATTTGCCTTCAAATTAAATGAAGCATCTGTAACTGTCTTATTATTCAAAATATCGGTAGCATTCGCTAGTTCTGCGTTTTGTGCTCTTATAACTTCATTCGATAAGTTCAACGAAATATCATCTACATAGTCTTTGTTAGCTTTATTTTCATTATCGCCAATAATTGCTTCAATGGGAATAGAATTATTAGGATATTGTGCGTAGAAGTTACCACAAACATCTACTCGTCCAGTGGAATTAAAACTTACGTCTCCAGTAACATTAAGTTTTCCATTAAGAAACAATTCCCCATTCATAGAAATATCATTATCGAATGTAGATTTCCCATTAACATATAACTCCGAATTAAGTGAGGTATCTCCATTAACATATAGATTATTGTGCACTGATACGTTCTGCGAAACATCTAAAAATCCATTAACATATGTTTTTCTAAGGATATTAGAGTTGACCGACGAATCATACCAAGTGTTCATAATATGTGATTAGTATAATAAATAATCACATATTATATACGTTTGTAGTAACTAAATAACCTAGTTCAAAAATCCGATTTAAACTCAAAAACATCATCATCTACAGTTTTATTAGCTAATGCGTATTCCCCATTTGTGCGTTCAAAGAAATTAACTTTCGATTCAACACTAATAAGCTCCATAAAATCAAATGGATTAGAAGCGTTATACAGTTTGTCATAACCAAGCTGCAAGCATAATCTATCTGCAACGAATTCAATATATTGGCTCATAAGTTTAGAATTCATTCCAATCATCCGACACGGTATCGCGTCAATAATAAATTCTTTTTCAATCTCAACCGCTTCTTTAATAATTTCATAAATTTTAGTTTGAGAAAGACGTTTTTCTATTTTAGAGTAAAGTAAGATAGCAAATTCGGTATGTAGTGCTTCGTCTCGTGAAATTAATTCATTCGAGAAAGTAAGTCCAGGCATAAGTCCACGTTTCTTAATCCAATAAATAGCAGCGAATGAGGATGAAAAGAAAAGACCTTCTACAACAGCAAATGCGACTAGGCGTGTAGCAAAGTTACTTTGTTTGTCATCTAACCATTTCTGAGCCCAATTAAATTTTTTAGAAATACAAGGATAATTTTGCGTAGCTTGAAAGAGTTTCGTTTTTTCATTATTATCTTTGATGTAAGTGTCAATCAATATACTATACATTTCCGAATGGATAGTTTCAATGGCGATTTGAAATGCGTAAAATGCGCGTGCTTCAGAAGGTTGTACTTCATTCATAAAGCGTGTTCCAAGATTATCCATTACTAGTGCGTCACTGCTGGAAAAGAATGCCAGAATCATTTTTATGAAGTTTTGTTCATCTGTATTGAGTGATTTCCAGTCATTCAAATCTTGTGCTAGTGAAATTTCACCAGTGTGCCAAAAAGAGTCAATCGAGCGTTTATACATTTCCCATACATCGTTGTACTGAATAGGGAACATAACATATCGGTTTTCGTCAGGTTGCAGTAAAGGTTCTATATGTTGGACGTCATTCATTGTTGTCTAAATAATATAGACGGTAGATTTTTATTTCCTTTAATAAATGTATTTATGAAAGGTATATGCTGACAATATATAATACAATTTAAGTATTTCACCCGAGTTCACGTCATAAAACACAAAATATAATAGTGTAATTACCAAATTCCAATAATATTGTGTAATTCGATAATATTATATTTGTAAGCGTGTTTTGCTAGTAATAAATACAAACCTAGGTAAATCATAGTGTATAGGTTAGTTAGGCAAGATAATTTAAGGGTGTATTGTATATTAGGAAAATGAAAAAAAGTGCGCATATGGTTCGTGATGACTACTTAGGTGAGGATAAATCAGATAATAACAAGCGTGGTCGTAAGACAAAGAAACAAAATGACAAAGAAATATTGAACGAATACAAACACGATATAGAGCGCGAAACCACGATAGCAAGACAAAGATCGTACTATGAAAACATACATCATTTATCTGTAAATGAAAAGAATATATTTGAATCGAAATTTACGATTCCAAAGAACCAGAGTCAGGAGTATTATCATAGTCAATTGAAACGTAAAAATAAAAAGATAGTGGTAGCAACCGGTCCAGCTGGAACTGGAAAGACATTATTTGCTACAGAATGGGGTGTGCGAAATTTTTTATTAGGTAATTACGAAAAACTGATATTTACAAGACCATCTGTATCAGTTGATGAAGACTTGGGTTATTTACCAGGAACACTCGAAGATAAAATGGCACCTTGGGTAAGACCAATCTACGATATATTATATACATTTATTACGCCCAAAGAGGTAACAACATTAATTGAAGAGAATGTGATTGAAATATCCCCATTAGGTTATATGCGAGGTAGAACATTTAAGAATTGCTGGATAGTTGCGGATGAAATGCAGAATTCGACGATAGCCCAAATGAAGATGTTAATGACCCGAATAGGTGAAAATAGTCGTCTAGTAATAACGGGTGATTTAGAACAATATGATCGGACCCAAGACGTAAATGGGTTAGAAGATTTTTTGGATAAATTTAAAGGAAAACGTTCGTCAAGTATAACAAGTGTAGAATTTCAAAAAAGCGATATTCAACGCGAAGAAGTGGTAAAAGAAGTATTGGATATATACGGAGGAGATGTTCCAGCTTGTTACCAATGTGATGAATGTGATGAATCGGTTGAAACTGATAGCAACTCATAGACAACTATTTAGGATACAATTAATTTCGTTACATATTCTATAAATGACATTTAAATTACCAAATTTTGGAAAATTATTAAAAATGAAGTATAACTTCAACCCTGTGCTTCAAAATCAACTAGTATTATACCTATTTTTGTTTATGACATTGACCCAAGTCGTGTTATTTGTAAGCAATAATGATACAACTGGTATTGTATTGATGTGTATGGTAGGTTTCTTAACCTCTTTCTTTAGCAAGAACATGATAGTAATTCTGTGTGTAGCGTTAACAGCTACTAACTTATTAAAGAGAGGCATGAAACAAATAGGATATGAGGGATTTGAAGATAAAGACGAAACTGAGGAAGGAACTGAGGACGAAACTGTGGAAGAAGAGGTGGGTCCCAAGAAAGAAAAAAAGGCACCAAAAAAGGTAGAAGACGAAGATGATGATGCGGTAAATTCAAATGAGCTTTCTGACAAAACGAAGGATGAAATGAAGCGTCAATTTGAAAAATTAAAAGAAGAATATCCCGAATTTAGCGCATTAAAGGGAGATATTGTTGAGGCGATGGTCAAAATCGACCCTATATTAGACAAAGCAGAGGCATTTATGAATAAATATTCAAAATATAAATCTCAAAAAAAGTAAGTAATTGGATTACAATACAAAACTAATATATGCATAATAATATATATTAGTAACAATGTTCGGAGCTGCAATACCTTTTATTTTGATATTAATCACTTTAGCGGTAGGTGCTGGAGATGGTCTATTTCAAATATTTGAAGGAGTAGGTCAAGAGTTTATAGAATTTCCTCAAGGTGCGTTTATTGGAGCATTATCTGGTGCTAAATTAGCCCATTCTGTAGGTGTATTTGGTATATCCACATTTTTCTGCGGTTTACAGATGATGGAGAATTTTACATCTTGTATTTTTTATTATATCTTAGAAATAATTGGAAAGATTCTCTATTTCATTCCAATGTTGGTTTTTATGATGTTAGATTTTGTAGGCGGAAACGGTAAAATTGGTAGCAAAATAGAGACAAATCTCTGGTCTTTATTAGAAAAATTAGACAGATTTACAATAGACCAGTTTGGATTTCACATAATACATTTTCCTAAGTCAATCCGGGATAAATGTTATAATTGCCGTAGATTAAAACCTACTGCGTTTATTAGGAAAACTGGTGAGTTTGTAGATGATGTAACCAATGATGTAATCCCATTAACAACTGGTGGATTTGTAAAGATGCTAGGTGGATTTGAAAAAATAATTAATTCGTTTTCCATTATATAATAGTGTGCAATATTATACAAAAATAAATATGGCAAAAAAATGTGCTCCGGGTGTTATATGCGTAGAGAACATGACATTATTATTGATAATCGTTATTTTAATAGGTTTAGGATTCATATTTTACAAACATTTTATGAATATTCGTAGAACAGGTGGTAAAGAACCTCGTATCTTAGTGCCACCTCCTATACATCACGCGTTAACGCCAATGTCCGGTAGAAATGATACAATAAATGACCCTTATGCCCCTCCATTAAAAACTCACGATGTATATTACCAACGTGGCTCAAGTGATATTCGCGGAGTTCCTCAAGTAGCGGTTCCAGTAAATATTCAAACAAGAGCAACAAATAGTAATTATCAACAGATGGGTATTTTAACACGTATGGGAAATGACGGGGAACAAAGTATTCTTCCTTTAATGGGACGGCGAATAATGACAGGAAGAGATAAGTGGCAATTTTATACAATTGCGAATAATGGAAATTTGAATACCAAACTACCAATAAGTGTGAATGGAAAAAGTTGTACGGGAGAATATGGTTGTGATGATATAAATAATGGCAATGTTGTTTTTGTAGAAGGGTACAATGACACCTTCCAAGTTACAATGTATGAAAACAATTTGTTCCAGTATATTCCTAACCTTTAGATAAAAATTCAAAAATAAACTATATGAATAATCTATATAGTATATTAATAATGCCAAATTTCTACCCTAGTAAAAATAAAGAATTCAATCATCAAATTGTAATAGACTATCCGCGGGTAACATTAAATAAGAATGAAGCATCAGAACCTTCTGATAAACGAGGCGGATTTGAAATATCGTACCCAAATACATCATCCGAAAATAACTTTTTTTATACCGAGAAAGGAACTCAATATAACTACATGCATAAAGATATGTCTATCTACCAAACAATTCATTACAATATAGACGGTATTACTACAAATAATGATAATATTGTGGGAGAACTAGTCATAGAACATACAACTGCGAGCGACCAAACCAAACTATACACTTGTTATTTACTTGAAACAAAATCTTCATTAATAAACGATGAGAATGATATAGATAAAATATTAAATATTAAGGAAAGGCAGGAACTAACCATCGAAGCTGAATTAAACTCGGTCATACCAAAACAAGATTCTTGTATTGTTTATACTGATAACGGCAATAAGATATGTGTATTTACAACCCCGATTCAAATTAATACTGAGTCAAAAGAGAAAATCGTTGATAAGTTGGGTAATGTAACTACAATGTTCGATAATTATCCGGGTCAAGGTGAAAGTTATATTGTTATTCCAAGTAATAACATATCAAAAAGAGATGCCGAAGAGATTTATATTGACTGCAGCCCAACCGGTGTGAGTGAAGAAGAACAGAATACATATAATGTCCCAATTAACAGTAAAATGGCAACGGAAGCGCAAGAAAGTGATTTTATGAAGACGACTGTAAATTATGGTATATTTGTGCTAGCAATGTTAGTTTCCTATATTACCGTTCCATTACTTTATAAAAATTTGGTAATTGACGGTAGCTCGATAGCATTCACATCAGATGATACTGCTCGATTTGAACGTATCCGTATGTCGGATATCATATTAGGATTTAGTATGTTTGTTTTGACCACAACATTAATAAGCACCGGTGCATCTTCAGACGACTATAAATTAATGTCAGCAGGTATATTTACCTTTGTGTTTAGTATTTTATCATACGGATTAATTCAAATAAAGAAAACAGATTTAACTTTTATGACGACAGAAGTGAAAGGGGTTACCATCAAATCCGACCAAACCTCTGATACTGCTGAAAATATAGACGCGATTCCATTTGATGATCTTATCCCTACACTAAGTGTAATATTACAAACAATATTTAATTCGGATAGTTTGTCAGCTTCTTTTGCTGTTATCATAATGGGTATATTAATATTAAGTATATTATATTTATTTGGTTCATTAACATTAGTATCATATGGAAACTTATCAGCAATTTTTGCAGGAGTATTTGCGGTGATAAGTATAATAATCGGGTTAAAGAAAAAGTTTAATGCACAAAAATGAAGGATGTGATACGTGGAGTAGCATAAAATTACAGTTACATCATATAACTTTCTATATGATGTAAAACACATAATCTGAACTTAGAACATAGATGCACTACCTACATTCTCAGCAACAGGCTTGTAAGTAGATGTGGTGAATACACTAACATCGCTCTTTCCTACAGGTGCCATTTCATTTACGACTTCCTCTTCTAAAGAAGTAGTTTTGACAGGGTTCATTTTCTTCATCTTATCGTCTTTTCTTGCTTGGGTAGGGGTATATTTAATCATAGCAGCCTTACCAGTAGTATTACTGCTACGACGGAACATCTCATATGCGACGAATACGAACAAAACCGCAACTAATGGGTTTGCGTTAAAAAATAAGTAGACAGAAAGGATGAAAATACCAATTGTTCCCACGGGAGAATCAACCATATTAGCAAACATATCAGGGAGTTGAATTGGGAGTGCTAGATAGGAAATAAGCATGACAATAACAGCAGTTTCAACATTAGTAAGAGAATCCATAAAAGATAAAAACTTCATTTTTGTATAGTATAGAATACTATTATATTTTTCACCCGTTTATTCCAAGTAAATAACTACAAAATTGAAATATCCTAAAGTTACGTTAATATATATAATTCAAATAATGCGTGGATTTAGACAACCATACAACCGAAAAAGACAACCACCTAAGCCTAAAGTTACAGAAGTAACAATCACAGATGATTACAAAGAAATTGTGAGAAAATCTGCGTATCTTGGTAAGAAAGGGTATACAATTCCCAAATCAGTTATTATAAACGATGATGA